ATGAGAGAAAAGAAAGTCGAAGAAAAACTGGTCAAGGCCGTCAAAAACATGGGGGGTCTTGCACCAAAGTTTGTAAGTCCAGGATTCGATGGAGTGCCAGATCGCCTGGTGCTTCTTCCCCACGGAAAGATTGCTTTCATTGAACTGAAAGCACCCGGCAAAGAGATGCGTCCTCTGCAGGTACGGCGAAAAAGTCAGTTGGAATCACTTGGCTTTTCTGTGTACTGCATTGATAGCCCAGAACAGATTGGAGGGATTCTTCATGAAATACAATCCGCATAACTACCAGACCTACGCCACCAACTTCATTCTGGGGCATCCCATCGCAGCGGTGTTTCTGGATATGGGTTTGGGAAAAAGTGTCATCACTCTGTCAGCCATCTACGACCTGTGCCTGGACAGCTTTCTCGTCCGCAAGGTACTGGTCATCGCACCTCTCAGAGTGGCCAGAGACACCTGGCCTGCGGAAATCCAGAAATGGGATCACCTGCGCGGACTGAAATACTCAGTGGCTGTTGGCACTGAAACAGAACGCAAAGCAGCTCTCTTGCAGCGTGCTTCCGTGTACATCATCAACAGAGAAAACGTCCAGTGGCTGGTGGAAGAAAGTGGTTTGCCCTTTGACTATGACATGATGGTCATTGACGAGCTATCTTCTTTCAAATCCTGGCAATCAAAGCGGTTCAAAAGTCTCCTGAAAGTAAGACCCACAGTAAAGCGGGTCGTTGGCCTTACTGGCACTCCATCCAGTAATGGACTCATGGATCTGTGGGCGCAGTTCCGTCTTCTGGATATGGGCAAGCGGTTGGGCAGATTCATCACCCACTACCGAAACCAATATTTCCAGCCGGACAAGCGAAATGGTCAGGTAGTCTTTTCCTATAAGCCGCTCCCCGGCGCAGAGGAAGCCATCTACCGCCAGATTTCCGATATCACCATTTCCATGAAAGCCACCGACCATCTGCAAATGCCGGAGCGCATTCTCAACCGTGTCATGGTCACGCTCTCGCCCGCCGAACGAAGAATCTATGACACCCTCAAGCACGACCTTGTGGTGTCCCTGGGTGGTGATGAGATCGATGCTGGAAATGCGGCGGGTCTGTGTAACAAGCTATGTCAGATGGCCAACGGTGCCATTTACACAGAGGACAAGCGTGTCCTTCGCATCCATGACCGAAAGCTGGATGCTCTGGAGGACATCATCGAAGCTGCCAATGGGAAGCCCATTCTGGTTGGCTACTGGTTCAAACACGATTTGGAACGAATCAGTAATCGTCTGAAAGACCGCCACATTCCCTTTGTCACCATGGACAAAGCAGAGAACATCGCCAGATGGAGCCGTGGTGAGATGCCAGTTGGCCTGATTCACCCGGCATCTGCCGGTCATGGCCTGAATATCCAGTCTGGTGGTTCCACTCTGGTGTGGTTTGGCATGACCTGGAGTCTGGAACTTTACCAACAGACCATTGCCCGGTTATGGCGGCAGGGTCAAACATCAGATACCGTGGTGATCCACCACATCCTTACCGAAGGGACTGTGGATATGCGAATCATGGATGCCCTGGGATCAAAAGACAGAACACAATCCGCTCTCATCGATGCGGTCAAAGCAGATTTGGAGGTTAGATAATAATGGATGCATATTTCCGACTGGCGAATGCCATTGTCCTCTTAGCCGCAAAAGATTATGCCCACGCCCTGAAAGCACTCCGTTCCAATTCCCGAAATAGAGAAGCCCTGGCCTGGAAAAAGGAATGCGAGCATTTCTTCCGCTCCGGCTGGTTTGAAATACTGACCAATTTGGATGCGGAAGCCCTTATGGAGAGTATCCAAAAAGAAGTGTACGGAAAGGCGGTGGCAGTATGACTGCAAAAGAGTACCTCTCCCAGGCATACCATCTGGATCAACGCATCAACTCCCTCATCGCGCAGGTGGATTCCCTTAACGGTCTTGCCACCAAGTGTACATCCGTTATGACCGGGATGCCCCACAGCCCCAATCACGGCACTTCGTCTATGGAAAACGCCATTGTAAAAATCGTTGACCTTCAGCATGAAATCAACGATGAAATCGACCGTCTGGTAGATTTGAAGGTTGAAATCGCCTCCGTCATCCACTCCATGGACAACCCCGAATACAGCCTGCTTCTGGAGCAGCGGTATTTGTGTTTTCGTACATGGCCGGAAATCGCCAGCCAGCTTGGCTACTCCCTGCGGCACACCCAGAGACTTCACGAAGAAGCCCTCGCCAATGTGCAATTTGAAAAGCGACATGGTTTGTCACTATTTATCCCAGATTGACTGTGGTACTATTACACTAGCAAAACAGAATACAGAACGGCCTCATGGGAGTGATTCCATGGGGCTTTTCTTCTGCCCTGAGAGGAGTGTATGACATGGGCTACCGCAAGGTCGGCTACATGGAACAGATATGGTACATCCTCAAATACAAGTTTACCCAACGATTCCGAAAGAGGTGAAATGTGTGCCGTGCAAACCGAAGAGCCCATGCTCACATCCCGGATGCCCGAAGCTGACCCATGGACGGTTCTGTGAAGAACACGCCAGAGAGGAAGCCATACGGTACGAAAAATATGACCGTGACCCGGAGGTGCGCCGTCGCTATGGCCGTGCCTGGAAACGCATCCGTGACAGATACGTTCAGCAGCATCCGCTGTGTGAATTGTGTTTGGAAAAAGGTATTCTTATCCCCACTGAGGAAGTCCATCACAAGGTGCCATTAGCCGAAGGTGGAACACACGACCAAAGCAATCTGATCTCCCTGTGTAAATCCTGCCATGCCAGAATCCACGCACAGCGAGGTGACCGTTGGCACAACCACTGAGGCTGCGCCTGTATTTTCCCTCTACCCACCCCCGGTAGGGGGATGCAAATCTCTACAGCCTTTATGCAGTGCAACGGGCGTGGGGGTCCGTGTGCAAAATCGCAGTTTCAAAGGGGGAATTAAACAAGGTCCCATTAGGAGGTGAGAATGTGGCAAAAGACGGAACGAACAGGGGTGGCGCACGGCCGGGAGCCGGTGCCAAAAAGAAGCCCCTGGCTGACAAAATCACAGATGGGAATCCCGGCAAGCGAAAGCTGACTGTCATCGACTTTTCCGAAACAGCCGATTTAGAAGGTCAACCAATGCCAAAGCCTCCCGCCATGCTTTCTGCCACACAAAAAGACGGCAAGCCACTGGGTGCAGCTGAAATCTATGAAGCTACCTGGAAATGGCTTGCTGAGCGAAACTGCACCTCCCTGGTATCTCCGCAGCTATTGGAGCGATATGCTATGAGTGCCGCTCGGTGGATTCAGTGTGAGCAGGCCGTCACAGACTATGGCTTCCTTGCCAAGCACCCAACCACAGGAAACGCTATCCAAAGCCCTTATGTTTCCATGAGCCAGAATTATATGTCCCAAACCAATCGTCTCTGGATGGAGATATTTCAGATCGTTAAGGAAAACTGCTCCAGCGAATACACCGGTGCCAACCCCCAGGACGACCTCATGGAAAAACTACTTCGTACAAGGAAAGGAAATTGATACGATGATTGAGAAAGTGAATCCCTGCCACCCTGATAAAGTGGCAGATCGTATTGCTGGGGCTATCGTAGATCTGGCCTACGCAGCAGAGTACAACCCCAAGATTGCCGTAGAGGTTCTCATCGGGCATGGCGTATGCCATATCATTGTGGAAACCACCGCCGAACTTGACAGCGCAGATATCACCGCCGCTGTGAACCGCATTGCCGGATGGCTCGATGTCGACCTGGTCATTGTTCCCCAGGATGCGCATCTGGCGAATAACCAAGTGGGTGGCATCCGATGTGGCGACAACGGCATCTTCCGTGGTATGCCTCTGACCTTTGAGCAGAAATCTCTCTCTCGAATCGCCCGTGAAATCTTCGAACGCTATCCCTGCGATGGCAAATACATTCTGGATGGCGAACGACTCATCATTTGCCAGAGCAATTCTTCTACTGAAGAACTTCAATCTGCCTACCCTGGCGCAGAAGTGAATCCTCTGGGCGAATGGACTGGCGGTACTGATGTAGACACCGGAGCAACCAACCGGAAGCTCGGCTCCGACATGGCGGATTCCGTCACAGGCGGTGGTCTGCACGGCAAGGATTTGTCCAAGGCAGACGTGTCCGTAAATATCTACGCTTTTCTCAAGGCACAGGCCACAGACAAACCCGTACAGCTGTGCTGCGCTATCGGCGATGAAACCGTGGATGGGCTGCCGTACTCCGCAATCGTGGAAATCGCCCGTCTGTATATCCAGTCTATTGGCGGGTTCGAGAAATTTGCTGAATGGGGGTTGTTTTAATGCTGATTGAGAAAAAGAATACCGCAGAGCTGCTTCCTGCGGACTATAACCCTCGTAAAGATCTCAAGCCGGGTGATGCGGAATACGAAAAGCTGAAGCGGTCTATCGAGCAGTTCGGCTATGTGGAGCCGGTTATCTGGAACAAAACCACTGGCCGAGTGGTCGGCGGACATCAGCGCCTGAAAGTGCTGCAGGACATGGGTCACACGGAAGTGGACTGCGTTGTTGTGGAACTGACCGAGGAAAAGGAAAAAGCACTGAACATCGCCCTGAACAAGATCTCCGGCGAGTGGGATAAGGACAAGCTGGCCCTGCTGATTACTGACCTCCAGGGGACCGACTTCGATGTATCCTTGACTGGTTTTGATCCCAGAGAAATCGATGATCTTTTTAAGGACACCCTCAAAGACAGCGTTCAGGATGATGATTTTGATGTAGAAAAAGAGCTTGCCAAGCCCACCATCACCCGACCTGGGGATGTATGGACGCTTGGTCGCCACCGTCTGGTGTGTGGTGACAGCACCAAAGCCGAAACCTTTGATCTGCTGATGGCAGGCAACAAGGCCAACCTGGTCATTACCGATCCTCCCTACAATGTAAACTACGAAGGCTCTGCTGGAAAGATCAAGAATGACAACATGGAAAATGATGCATTCTACAACTTTCTTCTGGCGGCTTTCCAGAATACTGAAAAGGTCATGGCCGACGACGCTTCCATCTATGTATTCCATGCAGACACTGAGGGACTGAATTTCCGTAAGGCTTTTTCGGATGCAGGTTTCTACCTTTCTGGTACCTGTATCTGGAAAAAGCAGTCCCTTGTTCTGGGCCGCTCTCCCTACCAGTGGCAGCACGAACCTGTTCTGTTTGGTTGGAAAAAAAAGGGCAAGCATCAGTGGTACACCGGGCGAAAGGAATCCACCATCTGGGAATTTGACAAGCCTAAGAAAAACGGCGACCATCCCACTATGAAACCGATCCCCCTGCTGGCCTATCCCATCATGAACTCCAGCATGAGCAACTGCCTGATTCTGGACCCATTTGGTGGCTCTGGCAGCACGCTGATCGCCTGCGAACAGACCGACCGTATTTGCTATACCATTGAACTGGACGAGAAGTTCTGCGATGTCATTGTGAAACGGTACATCGAACAGGTTGGCTCTGCGGATGGTGTCTCTGTTCAGAGGGACGGCCTGACCTACAATTACAGAGAGGTAGCACCGGCCATTGAGGCCAGCACAATCTAGCATTGTGTGGTCTACACAATCTGGCAACTCATTTCTCTACATTCAACGGCAGTATATTAACTTGCTATTATGGCAATTCAGAGCGAATATGTGACTACCAAAAATAAAGGAGGTCACATCCTTGATCATCAATTACAACATTACCGGGGCCGACCGCAAAAAACTGGTTTCCGCCATTGCTGAATACGCAGGCGAAAAGGCCAAGTACCTCGGCGCTCCCAGCTTTGCCTACCAGGTTGGTGGCTACATCATCAGCGTGAATGGTCAGGTTACCATCGAGGATACCTGCGCAGCCCCCGCCCTGGCCCGCTTCCTCCGGGAGGAAGGATTCCAGGCGGAAGATTCGCTCGCGGATTGTGTCGCAGACGAAGAAATCGAAGAGCCAACCGAAACTGATGAGACCGATGGAGCTTACATTTCCATGCCCCGAGATCTTTTCACCGACGCCAGCTTGGAAAACCTCAAGGGCATCCTCGCAGCCAAGGGGAACCTCATCAAAAAGGCCCTCGGAGTAGAGAATCTTCCAATGGAAGTAACCGATACGGCAGTCTCCTTCCTATGGTTCCATGGAACACCATCCCCCGAGGAGTTAAAAGCCTATGGCGCATTCATCTGCAAGATGTGCGAAATGGCACGGAACCAGAAACGTGTGACCGCAAAGGAGAAAACAACGGACAATGACAAGTACGCGTTCCGGTGTTTCCTCCTGCGCTTGGGTTTCATCGGTGATGAGTTCAAAGCCGAGCGGAAGATTCTCCTCCGTAATCTGACGGGAAGTTCCGCATTCAGAAGCGGGCAGGCCCCCGCAAAGGAGGCTGAGTGAAATGTTCGGCATCAGTGAAGCAACGCTGCAGGCACTCTGCGAACAATTCCCCACTGGCACCCGGGTGGAGCTTGTAAAGATGGATGACCCGCAAGCTCCGCCCCCTGGCACAAAGGGAATCGTGGAATACATCGATTCCCTGGGCACCATCCATGTACGTTGGGACAACGGCTCTGGACTGGGCATCGCTTATGGTGAAGATGTGTGCAGAAAGGTGGTGGACTGAATGGCACGTGATATTCTGGAGCGGTTGTTCTTCGGTGAAATCGTCCCCTGGGAGGACAGACCAGAGGGCACAAAGGAGTTCCAGAAGATAAACCAGGAGCTGGCGCAACTAAGCGACACTCTGGAGAATCGGCTGGATGAGACCTCCAAAGCCGTACTCGACCAATACCTTTCCGGTCGCGCAGATCTGGAGTCAATGTACTGCTGCGAAAACTTCAAAACAGGCTTCAGACTCGGCGTTCAGCTCATTCTGGAAGTGTTCAGAACCCACTGAAATACACAGTTTTTGGGGCGTACAATCGTGTACATTATGCCTCAGAATTAACTTGCTATATCTCCGAAGTAGAGCGAATATGTGTACTACCAAAAGGGAAAACACATAAAAAACGGAGGAAAATAGCATGAACGCCAAGATTGCCAGCCAGATTGAAGAAATGAAGAAGCAGACCATCGGGGTCGAGGTCGAGATGAACAACATCGAGCGGAGCCAGGCCGCAAGAATCGCCGCCAAATTCTTCGGAACCGAGACCTACAAAAACACCGCTGACCGGAACGGTTACAGCACTTGGAGCGCATGGGACGCCCAGGGCCGGGAATGGAAGTTCCAGAAAGACGTCAGCATCAACGGCCCCGACAGCGAGAAGTGCGAAATGGTGACGCCGATCCTTACTTACGCGGATATGGAGCTGCTCCAGGAGCTGATTCGCAAGCTCCGCAAGGCTGGAGCCAAGAGCGATGCCTCCAGGGGTTGCGGTGTTCACATTCACATCGGTGCCAAGGGCCACACGCCCCAGACCCTTCGCAACCTGGTCAACATCATGGCCAGCCACGAGGGGCTTCTGAAAAGTGCCCTTAACCTTGACGATTACAGAGTCCGGCGCTACTGCCGCACAGTCGACCCTGCATTTCTCACCGAAGTGAACAAGAAGAAGCCCAATACCATGGCAGCCCTTGCGGATGTTTGGTACACCAGCAACAGAGCCAACTACAGCAGAAGCGCACACTACAACGATAGCCGCTACCATATGCTTAACCTCCACGCCACCTTCACGAAGGGAACAATCGAGTTCCGGCTCTTCCAGTTTGATGAGCCCACCACTGAGCGCAAGGGCGGCCTCCACGCAGGGCAGCTCAAAAGCTACATCCAGCTTTGCCTCGCACTCAGCCAGATGGCAAAAACGGTCAGAACCGCAAGCCCCAAGCCCCAGCAGAACGAGAACCCCAAATACGCTATGAGAACCTGGCTCCTCCGCCTGGGCTTCATCGGCGACGAGTTCACCACCGCGCGGGATTTCCTCACCCGCAACCTTCCAGGCGATGCAGCCTTCCGCAAAGGACGGATTTCCTGAGAGACTTAGCCTTATGCCCCCTACGACCGCTTCGGCGGTCTTTAGGTGGTAGAAGGGTGAGCCCTTCAGAAAGGAAGGAACTATCATGAAACAGCGCTATTATCTCGCATACGGCAGTAACCTCAACATCCGGCAGATGGCATACAGATGCCCGACCGCCAGGATCGTGGGTACCGCCACCATTCAGGATTACCAGTTATTTTTCAAAGGGAGCAAAAACGGCTCCTATCTCACCATCGAGCCCCAGGCCGGGAGCTGCGTTCCTGTGGCCGTGTGGGCGGTACAGGCGAGCGACGAACGCCGACTGGATTCCTATGAAGGTTTCCCCAGTTTCTACTACAAGAAGGAGCTGAGGCTTCCCATCACGGGCATCAAGACCGGGAAAGTGCGGACTCGGGATGCATTTGTTTACATCATGCATGAGGATCGTCCGCTAGGTATTCCTACCGCACAATATCTCAATGTCTGCCACGAAGGATACACACACTTTGGTTTCGACAGCAATCTGCTGTTAGACGCCTATATGAGAAGCGCGGAGGTGTGTAAATGAAAAACGCCAGTAATCGCCCCCGATGCTGCCCCTGTTGCGGGCAGACTTACACGGGCTATCCATCAATCTCCCGCATAGATAACCGCCAGATTTGCCCAGATTGCGGTACCCGTGAGGCGCTCGGCACTCTCGGCATCAGCGACACAGAGAAGGAACAGATAATCCAAGCGATCCATAGCAGCTTTCCTCAGACGGGCGAACTTCAACTGTGAACAAGTAAATACATTTCACCACGGGGATTGAGCCGAAAGGCTCTTTTCCTCGTTGCAGCCGTTTGGGCTGTTTTTTATTCCCATTTTGGAGGTGACCGTGTATCAGAAAACTGAAAAAGTATAAGCCGACCAGATTCATGGCCGACGGCTCCCACTACGATAAGGAGGCCGCTGACTATGCGGTCGGCTTTATTGAATGCCTTTGTCACACCAAAGGCACCTGGGCCAAAAAGCCCTTTGAACTCATCGACTGGCAGGAGCAGATTATTCGGGATATTTTCGGAACGCTGAAGCCAAACGGCTACCGCCAGTTCAATACCGCGTACATTGAAATCCCCAAAAAGCAGGGAAAGTCGGAGCTGGCAGCTGCGGTAGCTTTACTTCTCACCTGCGGCGATGGAGAGGAACGCGCCGAAGTGTATGGTTGTGCTGCTGACCGGCAGCAGGCATCCATCGTATTCAATGTGGCGGCAGATATGGTTCGGATGTGTCCGGCGCTCAGTAAGCGAGTCAAAATACTGGATTCCCAGAAGCGACTCATCTATTTGCCCACCGGGAGCATCTACCAGGTGCTTTCCGCAGACGTTGGTAACAAGCATGGTTTCAATACCCATGGTGTGGTATTCGATGAGCTGCACACCCAGCCCAACCGGAAGCTGTTCGATGTTATGACCAAAGGATCCGGCGATGCCCGAATGCAGCCGCTCTATTTCCTCATCACCACCGCTGGCAACGACACAAAGTCCATCTGCTATGAGATACACCAGAAGGCCAAGGACATCATTGAGGGCCGGAAAGTTGATCACACATTCTATCCGGTTATCTATGGAGCGGATGAATCCGACGACTGGACAGACCCAGAAACTTGGAAGAAGGCCAACCCTTCCCTTGGAATCACAGTTGGCATTGACAAGGTCAGAGATGCCTGTGAATCCGCCAAGCAGAATCCCGGCGAAGAGAATGCGTTTCGGCAGCTCCGCCTGAACCAGTGGGTTAAACAGGCCGTTCGTTGGATGCCCATGGAGAAATGGGACAAGTGTGCCTTTGCCACCTCTGAGGATGATTTAGAGGGCCGCGTCTGCTACGGTGGACTGGACTTGTCCTCCACCACGGATATTACGGCATTCGTATTGGTGTTCCCGCCAGAGGACGAAGATGATAAATACACCATTCTCCCATACTTCTGGATTCCAGAGGACAATCTGGATTTACGTGTTCGCAGAGACCATGTCCCATATGACATCTGGGAGCGGCAGGGCTTCCTACAGACCACCGAAGGCAATGTAGTTCACTATGGCTACATTGAAAAATTCATCGAGCGGCTGGGCGAACGCTTCAATATCCGCGAAATCACCTTTGACCGTTGGGGTGCTGTCCAAATGGTACAGAATCTGGAAGGCATGGGCTTCACGGTGGTTCCCTTTTGTCAGGGCTTCAAGGATATGTCCCCGCCCACCAAGGAATTAATGAAGCTGGTTCTGGAAGAGAAAATCGCCCACGGTGGACATTCCGTACTCCGTTGGATGATGGACAACATCTTCATCCGAACCGACCCGGCTGGGAATATAAAACCGGATAAGGAAAAATCCACAGAAAAGATTGACGGTGCGGTTGCAACCATTATGGCTCTGGACCGTGCGATCCGCTGTGGCAACGATAATGGTGCTTCGGTTTATGACAGCCGGGGCATTTTGTTTATCTAAGGAGTGATGTAATATGAGCGCCCTTTCTGGCCTATTCAAATCCCGTGACAAGCCTCAAAACCGAACCCCTGGCAGTACCTACACTTTTTTCATGGGAGGATCGTCTGCTGGCAAAAATGTCACGGAACGCTCCGCCATGCAAATGACGGCTGTGTACTCCTGTGTCCGTATCCTTGCGGAGGCGGTGGCAGGGCTTCCACTTCATCTATACAGATACACGGAAAACGGTGGCAAGGAAAAAGCCATCGACCACCCGCTGTATCATCTGCTCCACGACGAGCCGAACCCGGAAATGAGTTCCTTTGTATTCCGGGAAACCCTTATGACCCATCTGCTCCTTTGGGGCAACGCCTACGCCCAGATTATCCGCAACGGCAAAAACGAGGTCATTGCCCTGTATCCGTTGATGCCCAACCGAATGTCTGTCGACCGGGATTCCAACGGGAAACTGTACTACACCTATTACAGGGGCGATGACGAAGCTATCAAGCACAAGACGACGGCCGTGACCTTACAGCCATCGGATGTGCTGCATATTCCCGGCCTTGGTTTCGACGGTCTGGCGGGCTACAGCCCCATCGCCATGGCAAAAAACGCCATCGGCATGGCCATCGCCTGTGAAGAGTACGGTGCCAAGTTCTTCGCCAACGGTGCTGCCCCTGGCGGTGTCCTGGAACATCCTGGCACGATCAAAGATCCTCAGCGTGTCCGGGAAAGTTGGCAGTCCACCTTCGGTGGCTCTTGGAATGCGAACAAAGTGGCGGTGCTGGAAGAGGGTATGAAGTACACCCCCATTGGCATCTCACCGGAGCAGGCCCAGTTTCTGGAGACCCGAAAATTCCAAATCAATGAAATTGCTCGAATTTTCCGAGTGCCACCCCACATGGTTGGTGACCTGGAAAAGTCGAGCTTTTCTAATATCGAGCAGCAGTCCCTGGAATTTGTAAAGTACACCCTTGATCCGTGGGTAGTGCGCTGGGAGCAATCCATTCAGCGTTCTCTACTTTCCCCAAAGGAAAAGAAAACTTACTTTGCCAAATTCAATGTGGAGGGTCTGCTCCGTGGTGATTACCAGAGCCGCATGAACGGCTATGCCATCGGTCGGCAGAACGGATGGATGTCCGCCAATGATATCCGGGAGCTGGAGAATCTTGACCTTATTCCCGACGAAGAAGGCGGCAATCTGTATCTCATTAACGGCAATATGCTCCCGCTTAAGGATGCCGGGGCATTTGCCAATACCCCCAACGATGACGGAAAGGAGGAAGAAACCAATGAAGAAGTTTTGGAACTGGACAAACCAGGCACAGATGGATCAGACACCGGCAGAACGGATTCTGCACCTGAACGGAACCATCGCCGAAGAGAGTTGGTATGACGATGACGTCACACCGCAGCTGTTCAAAGACGAGCTGAATTCCGGCTCCGGCGACATCATCGTGTGGATCAACAGCCCAGGCGGCGACTGTGTGGCGGCAGCCCAAATTTACAATATGCTGATGGATTACCCCGGCAATGTCACAGTCAAGATTGACGGCATTGCCGCTTCTGCTGCGTCCGTCATTGCTATGGCTGGCACCAAGGTACTCATGTCTCCGGTGTCCATGCTGATGATCCACAACCCCATGACCGTCGCATATGGCAACACCGCAGAAATGCAGAAAGCCATCGAGATGCTGGGCAGTGTTAAGGATTCCATCATCAACGCCTACGAAATCAAGACCGGAATGTCCCGGACGAAGCTGTCCCACCTCATGGACGCAGAAACCTGGATGGATGCCAACAAGGCAGTTGAACTGGGCTTTGCGGATGAAGTCATGAAGCGTCCCGACAGCACTGAGGATATGCAGATTCCTTCGGTATCTATGCTGTTCTCCAAGGTGAATGTGGTCAATTCCCTCATGGATAAGATTGCAGCCAAATGTGCTATCACCCGGAATCCACAGGCACCTCCTGCTGCACAGGACCGCGCAGGCCGCTCTGTAGATGCGCTCAGAGCTGATCTCAACACCATCAAAAATTACATCTAATTTGGAGGTATTCATTATGACAATTATCGAAATGCGCGATAAGCGCACCAAACTTCTGGTCACTATGGACGGCTTTCTGGAAACCCATCGTAACGACAAGGGTGTCCTTTCCGCAGAGGATGATGCCACTTACTCCAGCATGGAGTCCGAGCTGTCCTCTCTGACCAATGAAATCAAGCGTATGGAGCGGCGTGAAGCCATCGATGCCGAGCTGGCAAAGCCCGTAACCACCCCCATTACCGGGCAGCCCATGAACACCACCCCCGGTGCCGAAAAGCCTAAGACCGGTCGGGCTTCCGAAGCCTACGCCAAGGATATGCTGGCTGCCATGCGCTCCAACTTCAAGCGGGTCTCCAACGTCCTGCAGGAAGGTGTGGATGCCGATGGCGGCTATCTGGTTCCCGAAGAGTATGACCGCCGTCTGATTCAGTCCCTGGAGGACTCCAACATTATGCGTCAGCTGGCAACCAACATCACCACCTCCGGTGAGCGGAAGATCAATGTTGCAGCGACTACGCCTGCCGCCGCATGGATTGAGGAAGGTGGAGCCCTGTCTTTCGGTGAGGCCACCTTCGACCAGATTCTGATGGACGCGCACAAGCTGCACGTTGCCATCAAGGTCACCGAGGAGCTGCTGTACGACAACGCTTTCAATCTGGAAAGCTACATCATCACTCAGTTTGGCAAGGCCCTGGGCAATGCCGAAGAGGACGCCTTCCTGAATGGTGACGGTGCGGGTAAGCCCCTGGGCATCTTTGCCGAGAAGGGCGGTGCCGAGATCGGTGTGACCGCCGCTTCCGCTACCGCCATCACCGCAGATGAGATCATCAGCCTGGTGTATTCTCTGAAGCGCCCCTATCGTAAGAATGCCAAGTTCATCATGAACGATCAGACCATTGCAGCTCTGCGCAAGCTGAAGGATAACAACCAGGCATTCCTGTGGCAGCCCTCCATGCAAGCGGGTGAGCCCGACCGCCTGTTTGGCTATCCTGTTTACACCTCCCCCTACGTTCCCACCATTGCGGCTGGGAAGCCTGTCATCGCATTCGGCGATTTCAAGTACTACAATATCGGCGACCGTGGCACCCGCTCCTTCTCTGAACTGAAGGAGCTTTTTGCTGGCAACGGCATGGTCGGTTTTGTAGCCAAGGAGCGTGTGGACGGCAAGCTGATCCTGCCCGAAGCCGTCAAGGTTCTCAAGATGAAGGCAGCTTAATGAAAGGAGGCGACGATGATGGACGAACTTCTGACAAAGGTCAAGCAAAACTTAATTCTGGAACACGAGGCTGACGATTCCTTGCTGAAGAGTTACATCACCGCCGCCGTTTCCTATGCCGAAAGTTATCAGCATATCCCGGCTGGTACTTACACCGAAAAGCCCATGCCGCCCACCACAGAGCAAGCAGTGATCATGCTTGCCTCTCATTTTTATGAGTCCCGTGACGGCAGCACGGGCGGTTTCTTTTCCGACAATGTACAAGCCGGGCAGCAGGTGTGGGAAACCGTAAATCTGCTACTCCGGCTTGACCGGGAATGGAAGGTGTAACCATGAGTTTTGGGAAGATGAACGGCTTTGCTGACATTGTCATTTCAAAGAGGCAGAAGGATGCAGAGGGCTTTTCCACTACGGTGGATGAAGTCCTCGCATCTATCCGTGTATACCGGGAGGGTCGCCACAGCACCCAGAAGTGGGCAAACCTGGCTGCATTTTCCGAGGCTACAGACCTCTTTCGTTTCCGTACCATTCCAGGGCTGACCATTACCACAGACCACATCATCGTCTGTGACGGTGATCGGTTTGAGGTGACCTCCGTTGAGGATGTCAAAGGGCGCGGTATGTACACCGAGGTGCTGGCAAAAAAGGTGGTGGCCACTAATGGCAAAAGTTGATGTAAAAATGCCGGAGGACTTCCTCGTGAAGCTATCCAAACTGGGCGACAAAACAGACGAGATTACTGGCCATGTACTGGAAGCTGGCGGCGAGGTCGTCCTCCGCAAAGTCGCAGAAAATCTGGCATCCGTCATCGGTTCCGGGACTAAATATGATTCCCGAACAACAGGTGAGCTGCAAGGGTCCCTGGGCTTATCCCCGCCAAAGGTGGATCGGAACGGGAATCAAAATGTGAAAGTTGGTTTTGCCGAACCCCGTAAGGACGGTGGCTCCAACGCCAAAATTGCCAACATTCTGGAATATGGCAAGCATGGCCAGTCTGCAAAGCCCTTCCTGAAGCCTGCAAAATCATCCTCCAAAAAAGAGTGCATTTCTGTCATGATGGAGAAATTTGAAGAGGAGGTCAGCAAGCTATGAGTGTTCTTTCCGACCTTCGTGAAGTGCTTACGCTCCACGGCCTCCCCTTTGAAACGGGTGCGTTTCTGGAGAAAGCACCTCCAAAGTACATCGTGGTAACGCCTCTGGTTGATACCTTTGACCTCCATGCCGACAACGAGCCGGGAGTGGATGTCCAGGAAGCAAGGCTGTCCCTGTACGCACAGGGCAATTACACGAAAGAGAAAAACCGTCTGGTGCGGCTGCTACTTCAGCATGACTTCACCATCACGGATCGCAGATACTTAGGTTTTGAAACCGAAACGGGCTATCACCACTATGTTGTGGATGTAGCCAAATCCTATGAATTGGAGGAATAACTATGGCAACGATTGGTCTTGACCAGCTTTACTATGCCAAGATCACGGAAGATGAATCCGGCATAGAAAGCTACGCCTCTCCCACCAAACTGGCGAAAGCCATCTCCGCCGACCTGTCTGTTGAAATGGCGGAAGCCACGCTGTACGCAGATGATGGTGCTGCAGAAATCGCCAAGGAGTTCAAGAGCGGCACACTCTCCCTGGGTGTTGACGATATTGGCTCCCAGGTGGCATCCGATCTGACCGGCTCCACCATCGACAACAGCGGTGTTGTCATCGCGGCAAGTGAGGACGGCGGTGATCCCGTGGCCGTTGGCTTCCGTGCCAAAAAGGCCAATGGCAAGTACAAGTATTTCTGGCTGTACCGGGTGAAGTTTGGCATCCCGGCAACTGCACTGGCTACCAAGGGCGACAGCATCTCCTTCTCCACCCCGAAGATCGAAGGCACGATTCTTCGCCGGAACAAGCCGGACGGTAAGGGAAAGCACCCCTGGAAAGCTGAGATTACCGAAGATGAGACCGGCGTTTCTGCCTCTGTCATCACCAACTGGTATAAAGAAGTCTATGAGCCCAACTACGGCGCAGCCGAACCCGTCTGATAAGGAGGACAGTGTATGGATACAGAACGTACTTCCGTGATTACCATCGGCGGTGAGCAGTATGAACTGCTGCTGACCACCAGAGCCACCCACCAGATTGCTGGCCGTTACGGTGGCCTGGACAACCTGGGCGAGAAGCTGATGAAATCCGAGAACTTTGAACTGGCCATCAGTGAGATTGTCTGGCTCATCACCCTTCTGGCAAATCAGTCCATCCTCGTCTACAACCTCAAGAACAAAGCGGCCCCCAGGGAACTGTTGGATGAGGATACCGTGGAGCTGCTGACTTCTCCTGCTGATCTGGCGGATTACAAAACCGCTATCACCGAGGCTCTGTTCAAGGGCACCAAGCGAAATGTCACCAGTGAGGTGGACACAAAAAACGAAGCAGTCGAGTAAGTGACGGGGAGTTATTTACTCGACTGCTTTATTATGGCATCGCCCAGCTTCATCTGACCATGGATGAGGTGTGGCTGATGCCATTTGGTTTGCTCCTCGACCTCTGGGAGTGCCATAAACAGTATCACGGCATGGCCAAGCCCAAACGGGAGATGTACATCGATGATATCATCCCGGACGGCATATAATTCTCTTATTTGTATTGCATTTGTACGGGCAATCGTGTATAATGGTAGTGCAAGTGGAAACCATACCCTTGAAAGGAGTTTTCAATATGGCAAAATCAGCTAACCTCTATGCACGAATCGAGCCGGAATTGAAAGAACAGGCCGAATCCATTCTGTCTGCTCTCGGCATCCCGGCATCGAATGCCATCACTATGTTTTACAAACAGATCATCCTTCAGAATGGTCTGCCGTTTGAACTGAAACTTCCGGATCACCCTCTGGACATTAACCGTATGACACCTGCCCAGATTCATGCAGAATTAGAGAAAGGATATGCGGATATTCAGGCCGGACGCACTGTGCCTGCTGATCAGGTGTTTGCCGATCTCTACGCAGAACTCGGACTATGACATATGACATTCATATCGCTGCGGAAGCCAAGACTGACCTCCGCAGTATTTACCGCTATATTGCCTTTGAACTGAATTCCGCAAAAAATGCATCTGGACAGATCAAGCGGCTGGAAAAAGCAATCAAATCATTGAACAAGATGCCGGAACGGTATCGGGTTTATGACCAGGAGCCCTGGAAAAGCCGGAACCTTCGCATCCTTTCTGTCGACAAGTACCTCATTTTCTACATCCCCAACAACGATAAGCGCATCGTTACTATCATGCGAATTATGTATGGTGCAAGAGATATTGACGCCCAACTGAACGAGGATTAAGAAAAAATTTCATCATAAAAGAGTCGAGAAATCGGCTCTTTTTTCATGCTCGGAGAAATCCGGGCTTTTTTTATGCCATTTTTGAGGAGGTGGTTAAGTGTCTGATTCTTTCGGTCTGAAAATTGGCGTAGAGGGTGAAAAAGAGTTCAAGAAGGCTCTTTCTGACATTAACCAGTCCTTCAAAGTGCTGGGCAGTGAGATGAAACTGGTTACCTCCCAGTTTGATAAAAATGATTCCTCCGTTCAGGCGGTATCCGCTCGGCATGAGGTACTGAGCAAACAGATTGAAGCCCAGAAGGAGAAAATCGAAACACTCCGGGCGGCACTGAAAAATGCATCCGAGTCCTTCGGCGAAAATGACCGCCGTACACAGGCATGGCAGATTCAGCTAAACAATGCGGAAGCTGCCCTCAATGATATGGAACGGCAGATGCAGGACACCACGGAACAAACGGATGACCTTTCAGACGAACTGGACGACGCAGGTGATTCCGCAGAGGAATCCGGTGAAAAGTTCAGCAACCTGGGTGGCATCCTCAAGGGGCTGGGCGCGGCTTTGGGTGGTGTTGTAGTCGCTGCCGGAGCTGCCGCCGTCGGCCTTGGCAAGGAAGTCGTACAGGCATTTGGTGAGCTGGAACAGAATCTCGGCGGTTCGGAGGCAGTATTCGGCGAGTACGCCACCAATGTACAAAAAATCGCCGAGGATGCCTATAAGAACATGGGTACCTCCCAGAGCGCTTATCTGGCCACCGCCAACAAAATGGGTGCGCTTTTCCAAGGCTCCGGCCTGGAGCAGCAGAGAGCCATGGACCTGACCACCCAGGCAATGCAGAGAGCCGCGGACATGGCATCCGTTATGGGCATCGACATGGAAATGGCTCTGGAGTCCGTGGCTGGTGCCGCCAAGGGTAACTTCACCATGATGGACAACCTTGGTGTTGCCATGAACGCAACTGCCATCGAAGCCTATGCCGCCGCAAAGGGTCTGGACTTCGTATGGGCAAGTGCATCCCAGGCTGAGAAAACAGAAATGGCCATGCAGATGTTCTTTGAGAACACCGCCCAGTATGCAGGCAACTTTGCAAGGGAGTCCACCGAAACGGTGAGCGGCTCCATGGGCCTGATGTCCGCTGCTTTTGATTCCTGGATTGCAGGGCTGGGTAATGCGGATGCCGACATGACCCATCTCACTGAAAACATGGTGGATGCGTTCAATGCCGTTGTAACGAACCTGGTGCCGGTCATTGACAACCTGGTTTCCTCTCTTCCCATTGCCATGGATGCCATTCTGATAGCTCTGGGGGAACTGCTGCCGTCCTTGCTCGGAACGGTTACGGACCTATTCGGTGAGGTGTTAAACACACTGGTCAACCTGTTTCCCCAGCTGATCCCGGCAGTGGTAGATGCACTGATTACCATTACAGACACCCTGATTTCCAATCTGCCGCTCATTGTATCGGCAGCCATGCAAATCATCGTTTCTATTGTGGACGGAATTGCAACTGCGCTTCCTGCTCTGATTCCTGCCGCTATGGAAGCGGTGGTCACCATTGTAAAGGGACTGATTGACAGTCTGCCCCTTGTGCTGGATGCCGCGCTTCAACTGATTACCGGATTGACAACCGGTATCCTGGATTCCATTCCTGTGATCGTGGACGCACTCCCGGAAGTGATCGGCTCCATCATCACGTTTCTCATCAACGCCATTCCCCAAATCATCCAGACGGGAATCACACTGTTGACCTCTCTGGTATCGGCTCTGCCCAAGATCATCACAACCATTCTGAAGGCGATTCCTCAAATCATTGACAGTCTGGTCACCACACTGCTCAGTAACATTCCCTTGATTATTGACACCGGTGTGGAACTGCTGGTAGCGCTCATTCAGGCATTGCCGGAAATCATCACTACGATTCTCACAGCCATCCCTCAAATTGTGGGCGGCATCGTCAATGCACTCATTGGAAACATTGACAAGATCATCGTAGCCGGTGTCCAACTGTTCGTTGCCCTCATTAAGAACCTTCCCACCATCATCGTGGAAATCGTAAAGGCTGTACCTCAAATCATTGCAGGCATTGTCGGTGCCTTCAACGCGTCTATGGGCGAGATCGTAAATGTGGGTGCCAACATCGTCCGTGGTCTATGGCAGGGCATTCAGTCCCTGACTTCCTGGCTCTGGAACAAGGTGTCCGGGTGGATCAACAGCATCTGGGACGGCATCTGTGATTTCTTTGGAATCCGCTCTCCTTCCCGTGAAATGGCATGGGTGGGTGAAATGCTGGTAAAGGGCCTGTCCAGTTCTCTGGAGACCAATGGTGACGAAGCAGTCAGGGCCGCCGAAGCCATGAGTGCTGACATCAGCAATGTGTTCACTGGGTTGGCAAGCGACATGGAAACGGCTTTGCCTACGAACTTTTCTGTAAATGCCCACGGCTCTGTAAACGGGATGGGCAGCGGTGTGTCTGGTCAAACGGTGATCAATATCTATCCCCAGACTCTCGACCAGGCTACCATCGACTACCTATTCCTGAAATTCAATGCACGACTGGGGGCAGCTATATGAGAAAGTTTTTTATTGAGAATCAGCAGGGTTCCCGGATTCCTCTCAATGGGGAATCTGGGATCTTTCTGTCTGAACCGACGGGATTGGGAGTTACCCTGTCTCCGTCCTTTGCGGATCTGCACAAAGGTTTCTTCCGTTCCATCAGCGGCGAAACCGAACCGCAGTCTACAGTGGCCTGTGACCTAGTATTCAAAGGGGACGATGCCTATGCGGACTACCGCAACTTTGTGGACTGGTGCAGTGCTGCAGGAGAGTTGTTTCTCATCTACAAGCCATTTGGCACCACGGAGTTCTACCGGGGCATCCAGATCAACTACCTGACCAAAACGGAACTGACCGATACCCGGTGGTTGGTCGTGCCGACCTCTCTGGCCTGTACTACTCCCTGGTATCGGGCAGCGCCCTCCCGGATGTCCATGTCTTCGGAGCAAGGCAATGTGATGCAGTATCCATTCCGTTTTTCCTCCGATTTGTCCTACAGTTCTTCCAATGCAGGCTCCATGGCTGCTGACCTCAGTGCCGCAGGGCATATCCCTGCCTCCTTTGTTTTCACTTACACCGGGGCCATCATCAACCCGAAGCTGACTTTGCAGGGGGTAACCTCTGGCAAGGTTTATGGCATTTGCTCCCTGAATGCCACACTGAATCAGGGAGAAACGCTGGAGGTTTCCACCCGGTATGGCGAGTCCTACGTCACCATTACAGACTCCAGAGGTGTCCCCAGAGATGCCCTGGAAAGTCTGAACCTGGCATACGAGCCGTTTCCCAGAATTCCCATCGACGAAGATTGCACCTTGTATCTGGCAGCGGATGGCGACATTCGTGGCAGTGCAACAGTGCGGGTATTCTACTACTATCGGAGTGTGTAGCCATGATTGCTTTCGTAAAAAGAAAAAAGGACTTCAAAACTGTGGCCAGTGCGGAAGCAATCGCCTGGGATGTTCCGCTGGCATCCATCGAAGATGATGTAGGCTCTATCACCCTTTATGGCAACACGGTCAGCCGTGGCCATGAGGGCGATTTCCTCATTATGGATGGCCGCATCTGGCTTATTGACCAGGTCAGCCCGGAACAGCAGCAGACCACAGTTTCTGTGGTGGATGTCCGTATGGCCTTTGACCGGTTTCTTCCATACCTGGAATCCGACACCTCCATTGGCAGTTGGCTGGCAGAACAGTTGGAGAGCCACTACAAATTCGTATCTGATAGCGCCTATGCCATGCCCTACATTCTGGTATCCAATACCGATGTGACTCCGTTCCTCGGTCCCAACGTCGAGGACGGGCTGTTCAGTCTCAAAACCTATATGCGGAAAGTCAACCGTCTCCGGGATATTCAGGTGAACTTCTCTGTCATGCAGGACAATCTGCTGATTCAGATTTACAGGCGGACACGGCCTTCTCACAATATCCTTTTTGGTGATGGACGCGCCCAGCTCGTCAGCAGATCATACAGCCGTTCTTCCATTGCCAAAGTCACCGCCTACCAAAACGGTGCGGGTGTTGACTATTTTCTTTCTGCGGATGGCAGCATCACCACAGAGGAACCGCTCCGCCGCGCCGAGGGTGTATGGCGGGTCCTGGCTCTGGAACCGGAAGCAAACATGGATGAGGTAGTCCGGGACATCTTCTCCCAGAACTCCAACTCCCACAAAATTGAATGGCGGAGCGACCGGGTGTTCGATCTCTACGACACCACCTATGTCCGCCTGGATGGAGGCATTATGTCCTCCTATGTTTCCTACATCGGTATTTCCTCTACGGATAACCGATTCCACTATAAAAGTGGCGAACTGGCCACGACCCTTACAGAACGCTTGAGAGGAGGAAAGCTATGAGTTCCAACATCCAAGGCATTAACTTTGACAACCAGATTGTCACCGCAAAAGATCATGGGCGGCTGTACCAGTGCCTAATTACCGATGGCGTAATGGTAGGCTGTACTCTTTCTTTCAGCGGTACGGCCCTGAACATCACCCCCGGCTATTTTATGGTAGCAGGACGCCAGATGAAGCTGTCTGCCAACACCACCGTTACCGTAGACGGTGAGTCTTCCGGTTATGCCCGTGTGCTTTTGGAAATTGATCTGTCCGAGGTAGCCACAGCGGATACCTTTGAGCAAGCCTATTTCAAAGTAGAATACGCGTCTGCGGTATCGGCCTTTTCCGGCCTGACTCAGGATGACATCAACAGCTCCGGCACCCGCTATCAGTTTGTGTTCTGCATTTTGACGATGGGAACTTCCGGTATCAGTTCCATCTACGCAACCGCCGCCACCGCCGCCGTTCACATCCCACTGATTACCACAGACATGATTGCCGCCAGTGCCGTGTCCAGTGGTAAGATTGCAAGCAATGCGGTCACAGCCGGAAAGCTGGCCACCGGGGCTGTGGAAACCGCCAAGCTGGCTGACGGTGCGGTTACGGAAGCAAAACTCGGAATTGGCAGTGTTACTAATGGTAAGATTGGTGCCGGAGCCGTTACTACGGACAAGATTGCAGACGGAGATGTAACTACAGACAAGATTGCGGATGCCAATGTGTTTACGGCAAAACTTGCTGACAAGGCTGTCACCACCGCCAAACTAGCTGACGGAGCGGTTACCATCGTCAAAGGTGGCACAGGCTCTTCTAATGGCGCAACTGGCCTGAAAAACCTCCTTGCCGCTGGAGCAACCATTCTCAGTGCCAACCAGTATGGAACAAGTCTGCCTGCCGCCGGGACTGCCGGGCGGATTTTCTTTAAGAAGGTGTAACCCATGGCAACAATGTCTGCAACCGTAGCAGGATGGGCTGTCCGAGCGCAAAAGGCATGGTTCCCAAGCAGTGGTGTCTCGTCCGTATCTTCCACGCCATCTGGTGTCAATGCAGTGGCATCTTGCCCAACTACCTCCTCAACCAGCACTACCTCTTCCAACAATAAATACACCGTCATGATTGCGGTGACCATGCCCAGCAACGCTTCGATTGGTTCCATTACCGGTGTATCTATTTCCTTCCGGGTGTCGGACAGCAACTCCACTGCGGGATATTTGTACGGAAGTTTGCGAACGGTATCCCAGAGCAACGGCTCGACATCCAGCGATACGATCTCCACTTACCGGGCAAGTGCCGTAGGTGATGAAGCTTCTGTATATGGAATTGGTACCTCTGCCAGCTCCCCAACCATGAGTTTCAGCGGTTCGTTTACCCAGGGCCAGACTTACTATCTGTTCCTGTACACCAAAAACACCACTGACATCTATAACTTCTACGCTGGTTCATCCTACTATTCCTGCACGATCACATACTCCACCAAAACCTATGCACTCCAATACAACGCCAACGGTGGTAGCGGTGCACCTGCCACCCATTACAAAACCTATGACGTGGCTGCAACGATCAGTTCAACAAAACCTACAAAGACCAACGCCTCGGCGGGATCGTACACGGTCACCTTCAATGCAAATGGTGGATCGTGTTCCACAGCATCACTGAGCGCGGCACGAATTACCAAATACACCTTCTCAAAATGGAATACCAATTCGAGCGGCACTGGTACCAGCTACTCCTCTGGAGCAAGCTACACGACCAATGCCGCTTTGTATCTGTATGCCATCTATACCAGCAGCACAAGCACCTCGGCAATCACACTACCCACACCTACCAGAGACGGCTATACCTTCATGGGTTGGGCAACCAGCTCCACCGCGACTTCTGGCATCACGGGAAGCTATACCCCCACGGGCGCTGTGACGCTATATGCCATCTGGGCAGCCAAGGGTCTGATTTACATCGACAATGGCTCCAGCATGGATGCCTACCAGGTATACATTGACAACGGTACCAGTTGGGAATTGTATGCCCCTCATATCGACAACGGGAGCAGCTGGGATTTATGCAGCTGACTTCCGATTTTTCATATCAAAGGAGGAAATTTTTATGAAAACTGTATGGAACGCAATCCAGGTCGCATTCTCTGCGCTCGGAGGCTTCGTCGGCTACTTCCTGGGTGGTCTCGACGGTTTCCTGTACGCCCTGGTGGCCTTTGTGGTCATCGACTATCTGACCGGGGTCATGTGTGCCATCCACGACAAGACCCTATCCAGTGCAGTTGGCTTTACTGGCATCTGTCGGAAGGTACTGATCTTTGCCCTGGTTGGTGTTGGCAATATCGTGGATGTTTATGTGCTGGGGGAACCCGGTGTACTGCGGACTGCCGTCATCTTCTTCTATCTGTCCAATGAAGGTGTGTCTCTCCTGGAGAATGCCGGACACCTTGGTCTGCCCATCCCTGACAAGCTGATCGATATTCTGGCACAGCTGCATAACCGGGACGGCAAGGCAGGAGGTAACTGATATGGCTTTCTCCAACAGCCCGCTCGTCAACTATACCCGGATTTCTCCCTGCAAAACTGTGGGGAGAAACCACGCCATTGACACCATCACCATTCACTGCGTGGTGGGTCAGTGCAGCGTGGAATCCCTTGGCAGTGTGTTTGCCGATCCTGCCCGGAATGCTTCCAGTAACTACGGCATCGGCTATGACGGTCGCATTGGAATGTACTGCGAGGAGAAAGACCGCTCCTGGTGTACTTCCAACCGGGAGAACGATCACCGGGCAATCACCATCGAGGTGGCATCTGACACCACCCATCCCTATGCCGTCACCGATGCCGCCTACAATGCGCTCATCGACCTCTGCGCCGACATTTGCAAGCGCAATGGCATTCCTCATCTCCTCTGGAAGGCAGACAAAACCCTCATTGGTCAGGTGGACAAGCAGAACATGACCGTTCATCGGTGGTTTGCCAACAAAGCCTGCCCTGGTCAGTATCTGTATGACCGCCATGGTGACATTGCCGCCAAGGTCAATGCTAAACTGGGTACCGTGGCGGATGCGACACCTTCTGCTCCCACCCCGGATAAATCTCCCCAGGAATATCCTGAGATTCTGACCAATGGTCTGTACCGTGTCCGGGAGACCTGGGAGAACACAAAATCCCAGGTGGGTGCCTACCGCATCCTATCCAATGCCAAGAAGCGAGCGGACAAGTATCCCGGCTACCGGGTGTTCACGGACGATGGCGTAGCCATCTATCCTGTGGTAGATGAACCCACGTCGGAGCCGGACGAGGAGCATCGCATCTACACGGTTAAGCGGGGCGATACCCTTTGGGAAATCGCCAAAGCAGAACTGGGCGACGGCTCCCGGTACACCGAAATCAAGGAACTGAACAATCTCAAATCCAACACCATCTATGTGGGTTGGAAGCTTAAGATGCCCAACTAACGAAAGTCCCCAGAGTGTTTTGTAACAACGACAATTCACTCTGGGGTATTTCTTTTCACCCACCATGGGTGACATTATTCTGAAAGAGGTGCCTCCATGACAGATTATGAACGCAAGCAAATCACACAACTCCAACAGGCAGACTACGGGTATAAAAGAATCGCATCTGCTTTGGGGCTACCTGTCAACGGTGTCAAAACATACTGCCGACGGCATCCTGTCGTTATACACGTCTGCCTGCAATGCGGCACTCCCGTTCCCCAGGCACCCCATAGGAAGCAGAAGAAGTTCTGCTCAGACAGGTGTCGGACGAACTGGTGGAATGCCCACCGGGATCAAGTCCAGAGAAAAACATTCCATAAATGTGTCTGCCGCAACTGCGGAAAGGAATTTCAATCCTATGGCTGTGACCGCAGATTCTGCTCTCGTGAATGCTACTACGAATCCAACCGCAGGGAGGTAATCGCAAATGGATGAATACCGTAACAAGCTTATGTGCTATCAGGCTACCATGGCCGTAGTCCAGAGTATGCTCAATCAGGGAATCATCGACGAAGGTGAGTACCGCAAAATTGATACAATCATGACCAAAAAATACGGCGTATCTTTGGATACTATATTTGCCCAGAACATTCCGAATTGAGTGGATATTACTCTCTTTTTGAGGTAATATGTCACACTACAAGGAGGAAATCAAATGGAACGAATCATTAAAAGGATGGATTTTTCCCTTCCTGCACAGCCCAAAGCCACAAGAGTGGCCGCTTATGTCCGAGTCTCCAGTGGTAAGGATGCGATGCTGCACTCCCTGTCCGCACAGGTCAGTTACTACAATGAAAGGATACAGAACCACGGGGGGGTGGCTTTACTGTGGCGTATTTGCAGATGAAGCCATTACCGGCACAAAGGACAAGCGGGACGGGTTTCAGCAGCTTCTGACGGAATGCAAAGCCGGAAAGATTGATATGGTCATCACTAAGTCCATTTCACGTTTTGCCCGTAACACGGTCACGCTTTTGCAGACCGTCCGCGATTTGAAAAGCCTGGGTGTAGATGTTTACTTTGAAGAACAGAAAATCCACACCATAAGTGCTGACGGAGAATTGATGCTTACGATTCTCGCTTCCTATGCTCAGGAAGAAAGTCTCTCCACAAGTGAGAACATGAAATGGCGCATCCGAAAGAACTTCGAAGAAGGCAAGCCCTGGAATGGTACCGTTCTTGGGTACTCCCTTGAGGATGGACAGTACATGGTTATCCCCCAGGAGGCCGAGATCGTAAAACGCATTTTCACAGATTACCTGGATGGATTTGGTTATGAAGCCATTGCCCACAGGCTGAATGACGAAGGCATCCCTTCTCCCAGAGGTATCCAATGGAGTTTCAGCACAGTACACCGGCTACTGAATAATTACTCCTACACAGGAAATCTTCTATTGCAAAAGACATTCCGGGAGAATCACATCACAAAAAAGGGACGGGACAACCGTGGCGAAAAGCCCATGTATCATGCCACGCAAACCCATGATGCCATCATTCCGCAGTCCGTTTTTGATGCTGTTCAAGAAGAATCCGCCCGGCGCGCAGAGCATTATAAGGGGAAAGCCAAGCCAGCCAAACATCCCTTTACAAGCAAATTGGTGTGCATGGGATGTGGTAAAAACTACCGCAGAAAAACAACCGCTGTCCGGGCAGTCTGGATCTGTACTACCTTCAATAAAAAGGGCAAAGCAGCGTGTCCGACTTCAAAGCAAATCCCCGAAGAAACCCTTATGGCGGTCACAGCCCAGGTACTTGGGGCTCATACCTTTGACGCAAATCTGTTTGAGAGAAAGGTTCAGCGAATCGAGGTTGGTGCCAATAATGCCCTTCGCTATATATTTTTCAATGGCAAAACTGTGGATACCATTTGGCCCGATCGCTCCCGTTCCCAAAGTTGGGATCTGGAGAAACGAGAATCTGCTCGTCAGAAAGAATTGTAAAGGAGGAACGCATAATGGCAAGAGTTCCAAAGGCGGTCACAGTCATCCCCGCCACCATCAATCCCTTAACCAGATTGGCTACCACATCGGTCGCAAAACGTCGGACAGCCGCCTATGCCCGTGTTTCTACCGACAGCGACGAGCAGTTCACCAGTTATGAAGCGCAGATTGACTACTACACCCAGTACATCAAAAACCGTCCTGAATGGCAGTTCGTAAAGGTCTACACTGACGAGGGCATTTCCGGCACCAACACCAAGCACCGCGATGGTTTCAATGAAATGGTTGCCGATGCCCTGGCGGGTAAGATTGACCTCATTGTCACAAAGTCTGTCAGCCGATTTGCCAGAAACACGGTTGACAGCCTTACCACCGTCCGCAAGCTGAAAGAGCATGGCTGCGAGGTGTTCTTTGAAAAAGAGAACATCTACACCTTCGACAGCAAGGGTGAACTGCTGATTACCATCATGTCCTCGCTTGCCCAGGAAGAAAGCCGGTCTATTTCTGAGAATGTGACCTGGGGCCAACGAAAGCGGTTCGCAGATGGGAAAGTCAGCCTTCCTTACAAGCACTTCCTTGGATACCGCAAGGGAGAGAATGGGCTGCCGGAAATCGTGCCGGAGCAGGCGGTTATTGTAAAGCAGATTTACGCAATGTTCATCAGTGGAAAGACACCATTTGCAATCGCTAAGACGCTCACTGAGGAAGAGATTCCCAGCCCCTCTGGCAAGCCCAAGTGGATCTCAACCACGGTTGATAGCATTCTAACCAACGAAAAATACAAAGGCGATGCATTGCTTCAGAAAGGTTTTACTGTGGATTTCCTTACAAAGAAGAAGAAAAAGAACGAAGGTGAAGTTCCGCAGTATTATGTGGAGAACAGCCACCCTTACATTATCGACCCCAGAGAGTGGGATATGGTTCAGACAGAATTTGCACGGAGAAAAGCCCTGGGTCGAAAGTACAGCGGAAACAGCGTTCTTTCTTCCCGCGTCATTTGTGGAGACTGCGGTGACTTCTACGGCCCCAAGGTATGGCACTCCAACGACCCCTACCGCCGGGTGGTCTGGCGTTGCAACCACAAATATGAAGTTGGAAAGCGGTGCAATACGCCTACCCTGGACGAAGAAACCATAAAGGCTCGGTTTCTGGATGCGTTCAATGCCCTGGTTTCCAACAAAGAGCGCATCTTAGCGGACTGCCGTACAATCCAGTCCTGCCTGACAGATTGCACATCCATAGACGCTGAGATCGACACTCTGGTTGCAGAGGTTGCTGTGGTAAGGGAACTGACCGAGCGGTACATCGAGGAGAACAGCCGAAATGCCCAGGACCAGGCAAGCTATCTCGCCCGGTACAACAGCCTTGTGGAGCGCTACGAAACCGCCAAGGCTCGCATTGAAGCCCTACAGGGGAAGAAGGCGCAACGGCAGCAGAAAGCGGATCTCATCGGTGGCTTCATGTTTGAATTGCACGAGCGGGATGAGATGGTCACGGAGTTTAGCAATCGGCTCTGGTATTCCACGATAGATACCGTCACCGTCCATTCAGATGGCCATCTGGGCTATAAATTCCTGAACGGCATGGAAATTGAAACGTAATACAGCCTAATCAAGCCCGTAGGTTCCTGCCTACGGGTTTTTTGCTATTTCCGGGGACTTCGACACTCTTCAGCGGATTTCGACACTGGGGCTATGGCCAATGTATTCCCAAGTTGAGATGCTTTTATTCTCACAAATAACATACAATGAGAAATAATTATGGGAAAGTTAATCATCGTCCCCGGCATTGAACAGTTGGAGGAAGCCAAGAAATCCATCCAGACCGTTGCTGATAATGCAGGTAAATCCTATGCTGAGGTGTACGCAGATATGCAGGAGGCGATTCTGGCGGGGTACAACAGCCCCAATCCTCTCGTAAAGCGTCGGTGGAAAAGGATAGCCTGCACTGGAAAGGTACCCACGCCGGAGGAACTGATTGCCTGGGTTGCGCTTAATGTACGGAAATAGATGACCATTCAATTCGGCATTTTTCGTCCCATATTCTGCCGCAAAGCATACATAATACAAAACACCGTTCTTCCCAGTGCAATGCACTTGTATTAGTAGCAAAAATGGCATCCTATTTTGTCTGGAATACATATTTTATAGTAGATTTTTTGCAAAAAACTGTGTATAATACGTGGTAAGAATGTAATCCTTTCATGATGTTTCCTACATACGTTAATCCACATTGTACAGACAGAATGGAGCGTGCGCATATGAAAGTGTTGTTTTTACATATCGGTGATATGCATATAACAGACCACAATGGAGTAAATTTTTTTCAGATACACAAAATTGTGGATACACTAAATAGTGTTTCGGAGTTTGATAAAATTGTATTAATTGTTGCTGGCGACATTGCACAGAGCGGCACTTCTGCTCAGTACTATCATGCTGGCCATTTGATTGGAAAACTAATTGCAACAATTAAAAGAGAACTCGGATATAAAGACAAAATTGACGTTTTGTGCGTACCTGGTAACCATGATTTGGATCATAAGGGTAACCCGATGACATCCGAATTCCTACAAGGCATCAGAAAAGTAAATTCTTACGATAAACATTTGCCAGCGGAGCTAAAAAAGCAGGATGCTTTTTTTAACTTTGCTGCTCGTAATTCCTGTTTTGAGGATAAGTCTGTATTTTGTAGACGCATGCTTACTTATGGGGATTACACAATTGAAGCAAACTTAATTAACCGGTGTTTTCTCAATCCTGGAAGAAGATAAAGGATTACATTATATTCCACAGCATAATCTCAACGATATATCTACACCTACCGGGGCACAGTTTGTAATCACTCTTATGCATCATGCGCCTGAGTGGTACACAGATGCCCAAAAAAACGTCTTAGAAGAGGCTATCTACGCAAAAAGCTCAATAGTTTTTTATGGACACGAGCATTACATAGGAAAAAAGACAATAACTTATGAAACCAGTGCACCTGCCATTATTCAAGCTGGTGGTTGCCTGTGCGAGAATGAAAATTGGACGCAGAGTGCTTTCCATGTAGGTGTTCTTGATACGGATACACTCAGCTATACTCATATCGAGTATAAATGGAACCCCTCTCAGAAGCAATATGAGCAAAAGTCTATAAGAAGCACTCCATTGCCATACAAACCCTCTGCCGAAAGAGCACTGAACATTGCTGAATCTTTCAAATCCGAACTGCTACTTGATAAAAAGCATGATATCTCACCTGATTTCCGAGATTATTATGTTTTCCCACGAATTCAATCAGAGGACCACATTGGGAGTAGCAACCACGAGTTTACTACCGAGGACACATTTATCGACGAAATTCTCCAGAAAAAGAAGGTTCTAATTTCGGGTGGATACAATTCTGGTAAATCTACATTGTTACGCAAATTGTTCCTAAAATTTTCGGATATGGGGTATACAGTCGTTTTGTGCGACATTGATAGTATTCGCGGCAAGAAAGCAGACCGTATTATCAGAAACTGTTTTGAGGACATTTATGGCGAGAATCCTTCCGATTACCAACGCTATGAGCAGATTTCCAAAGAAAAGAAACTCCTTATCATTGATGACATCGACCAAATAAAGCAGAACAGCCTTGATAGTTTTCTGTCCCAAATTGGAGAAAAATTTGAATATATCATTTTTGCTTCCAAGCAATTGATTGATCTCAGTTTGTTTGAGCGAATGAAAACTCAGTTAAAAGCGGTGGATTCAATCTATAGATATAAAGTTATGCCAATGTACTCTGACAAGCGCAGTGAATTAATCCAGCGGGTTGTTTCACTTAAGGCTTCAGATCCTTCATCGGTTCCCAAAACCTCCAAAATATTAACGGACGCAATCAATGCCCAACGTCGTTTCATCAGCTTGGACCCTGATTTTATTATCAAATATGTTGAGTATTATTGTAATAATGTAGGAGATGCAGTCGGCGGCGATAGTGGTATCTTCAGCAAAGTATTCGAGGCTAGTTTAATCAATGCCATCAGCAAATACCAAACCCTACGGCTTTCTGTCGACAAGGCTTTTGTACTGCTTTCAAAAGTCGCACACTATGTCCATTTCCACAAATCATATCCTGTATCTGAACATCAGATAATGATGATTGTCGATCAGTACAACGATGACTACGGAACAAGCGTTAATGGAACCGATTTCATTAATGTTGTGACGCAAGCAAAAGTGCTGATATATGATGAATTGGCCGCAGGTTACCGATTTGCAAATAAGAGCTATCTGGCGTACTATGTAGCACGAGAGGTAAATAGCCAGTATAACAATACTGGTGATGATACTGACTTGCAGGCTATTCTGCGATGTGCTTGTTTCGGAATTAATGCAGATATTTTGCTATTCATTTCCTATATTACTGACAATATAAGGATTTTGAGACTGATTCTGCATATGGTAAACGAATACACCAAAGATTGGGCAGAGTTCGATTTCGACAAAAATATTCCACAGTTCCTCCGCGAAGAGAGAAGACACGAGGTTGAACTTCCGCCACCGAACGCCAAACAGCAGGAACAGCAAGCCGAAATACTCGCGGAGAAAGCTGCAGACCAAACAGTACAGACTGTAGATATTTATGATTATTCCGAAGATGATATCGATTTCTTTGTAAATCAGCTAATACGCGCAACGCAACTTTTGACTATCGTAGCGCGCTGTCTTCCCAATTTCGAGCATAGTATGCCTAAAGCTGATAAAGAAGCATTTGTCAAAGTAATTTACAGTCTTCCGAATAAGATATTTTCCCTCTGGGTCAACGAAGCCGACAAAGAGGTCGACAGCATCATTCAATTCTTTAGAGAGCAGTCCCAAGACTATTACACACGGCAGAAAAAGTTGAGTGATGATGATATCATTCTTGTGTTACAGTGGACTGCCATGTCGTTCCTCTTAGATTTATACAATATCTCAGTGGTGTTTGCCACCAAGGATAACACCATTGCGTACTTGTCGGCATTTGACTACAATTCGAGTGACACCTATCTGCTTGAACATTTGATGGTGTTGGAACGTCAGGCCCCAGCCAACTGCTTTATTGCTGAATCATTAAACGCCGTCAAAAACAATAGAGGTTTCTTATTCCAAACATTAGTAACGCGCGTTGTACGCCATGCATTGGTTTTTAAGGCAGACCTTGATCATAACCAAATCCAGCAGCTTAAAACCAGATTCTTCCCAAAGGTGGAAACACAGCGAAAGCTGTTGGTTCAACGTACACAGAATAAAAATAAAGAAAATGAATAA